CTAACGTTGCGGTGAAAAACGTCCTGGGTATCTCTAAAGACGTGTTCTGGGCGTTACAGGCGGAGGACTCCGACGCTAACGAGCTGAACGCTAACGAGATTACCACGCTGATCAAACGCGATGGCTTCCGGTTCTGGGGTAACCGTACCACCGACACCGAAGAGTATATTTTCGAGGTGTTTACCCGGACGGCCCAAATTCTTGCGGACAGCATTGCGGAAGCACAGTTCACCACCGTGGATAAACCGCTTACCCCGGCTAACGTCAAAGACGTAGTAAGCGGGATCAATGCCAAACTTCAGGCGCTGGTCACTGCTGGCAAACTGATTGGTGCGGCATGCTGGTTTGATATTGTCGATAACCCGACCACCGGTATTCGCCAGGGTAAAGCCGTTGTTCGCTACAACTACAGCCCCGTACCACCGCTGGAAAACCTGACGCTGATCCAGACGTTTACCGATCAGTATTACGAACCAGCCTTTGCATCGCTGGGAGGTGCATAAATGGCTATTCCGAAGAAACTCCGCCTGTTCACGATGTTTGTCGATGGCGACAACTACATCGGGAAGATCCCCAGCGTCACGCTCCCGAAAATTACCCGTAAAACGGAAGATTATCAGGGTGGCGGGATGCTTGGCTCCGCTGCTGTTGACCTCGGCCTTGATTCAGGTGCACTGGATGCATCAATGGTTGTTGGCGGCATGGTCGAAGAGCTGATCCTGAAATGGGGCGGGGATATTGACGAATTACGCACGCGCTTTGTCGGTGAGATATACAGCGGTGGAACAAGTTCCCTGCTTGAGGTCGAGATGCGCGGGCGTATTACCGAAGTTGACCAGGGCGAAGCCAAGCAGGGTGATGACACCAGCCATACTTATGCGCTCAAAAATACGTATTACAAGCTCTCCGTGGATGACAAGCCTTTGCTGGAAATCGACCTGCTGAACTTCATCTACAAGCGCAACGGCAAGAGTCTCTACCCGGACCGCATTGCGTCCGCCCTGGGTCTCGGCCAGTAATCTTTTTTTTAACCACTACCAATGGCGGCCAGCGTGGCCGCCCGGAGAAAGAATAATGTCAGTAACTCTCAGCCAACCCATTAAACGCGGCGACCAGGAAATCAAATCCGTCGCAATCACCGACACAATCAAGCAGGCTGGCTCACTGCGCGGGCTGCGGCTGGTTGATGTTCTCAACTTCGACTATGACGCGGTATCAACTCTGCTGACACGCGTCACCGTGCCTCAGCTGACAACCACTGATATTTCCTCAATGGCGACCGGCGACTTTACGGCGCTGTGCGAAGAAATTACGCCTTTTTTGACGAAAGCGGCGCCGTCCGCACCGAGCGCGGCGGCGACGGCGAGCAAGTAAGAGAGGCAGTATTCAGCGATGTCGACGATCTGATCGCCGACATCGCTGTGATATTTCACTGGCCGCCCTCCGAAATGCACAGCATGGAGTTGCGCGAGCTGATGGCCTGGCGCGAACGGGCGGCCATCAGAAGCGGTAACCATGAGAAGGAGGATGACGACGATGGATCTTAGTATTCGCGTTGCGTTCAGTGCAATTGACAAGCTCACCCGCCCGGTCAGCGCCGCCAGTAAAGCCATTGGCGGCCTTTCTGACTCCCTCAAAAAAACACAGTCTTCCATCAGAGACCTGGAAAAAAGCGCAACGTCATTTGATAAGCTGCGCTCGCAAGCCAATGACACTGCGCAGAAGCTGAAAAGCACCCAGCGGGCCTTTGACGGTCTCAACCAGAAACAACGCGAAGGCGGCCAGCTTACTGAAGCCCAGACGGCGCGACTTGAGTCACTTCGCACCAAACTTTCCCGGCTGACTGAAACCTACAGCAGGCAAACGACGCAGCTGCGCACAGCTGCGCAGGCAGTGCGCCAGCATGGGGTTAACCTCACCACCGGCAGCGGCGCTATTCAGAGTGCCATCAGGCGTACGGAGCAATACAACCAGACACTTGAGCGCGAACGTCGCCAGCTGGCAGCTACCCAAAAAGCACAGGCCGGGTATGATCGAGCTAAAGAAACTGCTGGCAAGCTTCGCGGGGCAGGCATGGGGATGATGCTCGGCACCGCTGCTGCGGGCTACGCTGGCGGATCATTCCTGGCGCCTGCGATTGGTTTCAACGAGGAAATGTCACGCGTCCAGGCCTTAACCCGCCTTAATAAAGACTCTTCCCAGATGGGAGATCTGCGCACGCAGGCTAAAAAACTCGGTGCAGAAACCGCATTCACCTCACGCGATGCAGCCAGCGGTCAGGCGTTTCTTGCAATGGCTGGCTTTACCCCAGAAGCTATTCAGGCGGCATTGCCCGGCGTTCTGAATATGGCGCTGGCCGGTGGCATGGATCTTGGTGAAAGTGCCGACATCAGCTCCAACATTCTTTCGCAGTTCCGTCTCGATCCAAAGGAAATGGATCGGGTCAGTGATGTTTTGACCGCAGCATTTACCCGTACCAACACCGATTTAATGAACATCGGTGAGGCGATGAAGTACGCAGGAACCGGGATGGCCGGTCTTGGCGTTGATGTTGAACGCACAACCGCCATGATCGGTGTAATGGCGAACGTTGGCCTGCGCGGCAGTATTGCAGGTACGGGACTGCAAACCACCTTCTCGCGCCTGGCCGCGCCAACAGGCAAAGCTCAGGCAGCCCTGAAAGAATTGGGCGTTTCTGTTGCCGATGCCACCGGAAAAATGCGACCGGCCGAAGTGGTCTTATCTGATATTTATAAATCTATCAAAAAGTACGGTGACACAGACCAGCTGTCATTCTTCAAAGACATAGCAGGTGAGGAAGCAGCAAAGTCATTTCAGGCGCTGGTTAGATCGGCTGGTAGCGGTGAGCTACAAAAACTCCTTGCCGATTTGCGCGGCTCTCAGGGTGAAGCTCAGAAGGCAGCGAAGGTCATGGCTGACAACCTCAGCGGTGATCTGAAAAACCTGGACAGCGCATGGGAGGGTTTCCGCATTCAGGTTGAGGAAACAACCGATGGCCCACTACGCTCTCTCACTCAGGGGCTCAGTGATTTAATTACGGCCGCCAGCGCCTGGGTTAAAGAAAACCCCCTTCTGACACAGACATTTATCCTGATTGGCGGCGCAATCATGGTATTTGTCGGCGCTCTTGGTATCGCAAGTTTCACAGCGAGCTTCATTCTCGGTCCGCTGGCGAAGCTCCGACTGGCCTTAAGCATGATTGGCATATCATCGATCACGGCGACCAGCTGCGTATCAACGCTTAGCGTTGCGTTCTCAGGGTTACGGGTCATTCTCGCCTCGTTACTCGGCGTCCCAGGCCTGATTGTTGCGGCATTTGTTGCCGCTGGCCTGCTTATATTGCGATTCTGGGAGCCTATCAAGGCGTTTTTCTCTGGTCTGTTTACTGGTATCAGTCTGGGTCTGTCACCACTGATTCAGTCGTTTTCGTTTTTAATCCCATTGTTTGATGCAATTGGCGTCGGCGTATCTAAGTTATGGAGCTGGTTTAGCCAGTTATTCACCCCTATAGACTTTTCTCGTGATGCGCTGGACAAATGCGCCAGTGCCGGGAAAACATTTGGTGAGGTGCTCGGTGCCGCATTGAATTTACTCTTTACCCCCCTGCGACTGCTGACTGAAGGAGTCAGCCTTTTGCTGGAAAAGCTGGGTTTAATTCCATCTGGTATTGACGCTGCGAGAGCCAAAGTCAACGATCTCGCGCCCAAAAAACCGGTTTCATGGGAGTGGGACCCACAGCAAAAGAAAATGGTCCAGAAGGAATGGAACTGGTCCCCCAAAAAAGCAGAGTCGCCAGTTGCTACTGGCGCACCACCTGCGGCCTCGCCGCTATCAGGAAATACCGGTACGCAACGACGTCTGCAAAGCATCGCAGACAATACAAAAGCAACCGCTGACAACACCAAGAAAGTCGGGCCGGGTGACATTATTTTCAAAAACCTGCCGCGTGCTCTGGCTTTGCGTGGCGCATATCAGGAAGCGCGCGTTACACCGCAATCAGTACCGCGAGTGGCAACGCCCGCAGCTGGCGGCATTATTTCAGCGACAGCAGCCACACAGGCCCCGGCAACAGCTCCCGTTACCGCTCCGACCGGCGGCGCCCCAATTTTTAACATTATCTTTAACGATGTTGGTAAGCGCACGGATCAGGAGCTGGAAAGAATGATGCGCAATGTTTTGCGTGATGCAATGGCCAGCACCGGCAGAATTAACCGTGGTTCTTTCCGCGACAGAGATTAGGTGACGATTATGATGATGGTTTTTGGAATGTTCGTTTTTATGCTTCGCACCACCCCTTACCAGCAACTCCAGCACTCGCAGGAGTGGAGGCACGTAAAAAACGAGCGGGTTAACCAGTCAGCTGGCTGGCAGTACATTGGCGCTGGTGATGACAATATAACGCTGTCAGGCGTCCTTTACCCGGAAATCACCGGTGGAAATCTCTCGCTGTCAGCCCTTGAAACTATCGGCTACGCAGGGCGCCCATGGCCCCTTATTGAGGGTACGGGGCGTATTTATGGTATGTACGTTTTAACACGTCTGGAGCGGGGTAAGTCCGAGTTCGACCGATTTGGGAACCCAAAAAAAATCGAATTTACCCTTAGCCTGAGCCGTGTCGATGCGGATTACAGGGAGAAGCTGCAAAGCTCGACCGTCAGCGATGCCTTGGCCGGGTTAAAGACGAGTGCAAATAATGCGATAAACCAGGTGAAAGATTCGCTCAACGGTCTGTTTTAGTGATGCCTTAAGCCCCTTCATGTTCCCTTCTTGCTAAAGGGAACATTTTATAAAGCGTCGACATTCCGACATCAAAAATAATAGCCACCCGCTGTCGTTTCTCCCCTGCGGCGATCAGCCTTCCCGCCTGGATGCCATAGTCCCTCGCATTGTATCGAGCAT